TCAACGGTGGTGTCCATAATGTCAGTGCCGGGGACCTCTGGATCATAGCCGGGGGTGACAAAACCTTTGCCTGCGTAGCCATTGCGCCTGCCGCCTGCCACACCGCCACGGTTTCCAAACCACGAGCCAAGATCACCAAAGTTAGCGCCGCCCAAGTCTTCACCAAGATTGGCGACCTGACTGCCACCCATATCAGGAACGCCACCCAAATCGGCCTTTACGCCTTCAATTTTTGGGCCGCTATATACAGGACCAGAAGGTGTCATGCCGGTATTGGTGCCAGTCTGAACTGCTTGCCCAGAAACAGTGACATTGCCCTTAGAATCGGCCAGAACGCCGCTCTTTCCGTCCGCAGGCGCAGTTTCACCTTTGCCATCTTCAGGTTTTTTATCAAACCAGCTTTTGATTTCTTGACCAGTTTTCTTGGCTTCAACAATATTTTTGCCAAAGTTGGCAGCCCGAGTCAGCGGGTCTGGGCCTTTTGCCTCTTGAGCAATTGGCTTGACCTGAAGAGGAGTTATCTTGGCTGACTGGCTGGGAATGCCAAGACCAGCGCCGGGCTTCTGGCCCTGCCCATAGGGAGAGCCCTGACCCATGAACATCGCTTGCTGCGTAGCAAGAATGTCATCCATAGACGGGACGCCACCTTCAGCGTAGCCACCACTAGCATACTGGCCCGGATCGTAGACCGCACCACCCATCGAGTTGACATCTAGCCCGCCGCCATAGGCACGAGCCGGGCGCTCATTAACCTTAAAGCCACCACGATTGGAGAAGAAGCCGCCAGACTTGTTCTGCGTCGTCGTGTTACCAGACAACGCGCCCGTGCCTTCAGCAATGTTGGCAAGAAACTGAGCCACCTGAAAGGGATAACCCTGTTCCTGCAAGTGCTGCTGATAGAGCGCCGTATTTCGGGCCTGACCCGTCTGCTGTTGCAATGTTCCGCCAGCAATCTGAGCCTGTGCAGTCTGCATACGACGCGCCAAATCAGAGGCGGCAACGCCCTGCTGGCCCTGCGCTGTCTGAACCGCATTCTGGTATCCCTGTGCATAAAGCGGCGAGATAGCCTGCGACATTGCCAATCCCTGTTGGCCTGCCAATACAGCGCGATCAAGACCAGCCCGCGAATTGCCAAATGCACCAGTCTTTGCCATTTGCGCTTGCTGCTGGGCGCGTTGCTGCCCCTGCTGTTGCTGAAGCGCCTTCATAGTCGGATCGACAACAGCTTGCGTGAATGGGTTCTGGTAATACCCAATTTGTTCTTGAGTAAGCCGCCCAACATCCTGCCCGGAAAGGGCATTTATGTTGTTGATTCCCATTTGTTGCTGTTCATTTACAGGGGCAACAAACTCACCACCATATTCCTGAAATGGCCGGTTAGCAGTCTCTTCAGCCCGCGCGTTGACTGCATTGTACCGCGCCAAAACCTCTGGCGGAATTTGTGTTGATTGAACTGTGGTGCCGCCTTTGCCGCCGCCGCCGCCAAAATACTCGGTGTGAAACCCCTGCGGAGGCTGCCTAAAGACGAAGACGCCACTCATGCCATCTACTCCGCTGCTTCTCGCACAGACCCTGTACGAGCATTATAGAGGAAGAACGCGCCAGTTGGCTTGCCAAATTGACGCTCATACAACCTAACCTTAGCCTCAGTGCGGTCGTTGGACAGAACCCCGATCAACAACGGTACATCCAACATTTCAGCCGCCCTTTTGGCAAATTCACATAGCCTTCGCGCTCTCCCACCCTTAGCAACGCGAAACTGCGGAAGAATGAAAATCCCCTTTTCTTCCAGCACCTTATCGTCAGAGTACCACATATCTGTCAACCTGAGTAGCACTGCGCCTTCAATTTTTCCGGGCTCCCCAATTGCCCCGACAATGCCATTGTCAAGATTAACTGCGGACCAGATTTGCTCTAAGAGCTTGTTTACATTGGGGTTTATGAACCCATTCTCTGAACAGGCGCTCATTGCCACATCCATAAGCTCATGGATGTCTTCCGGCTGCGCTACCCTGATTCCAAGATCATCAAACATGGACTTCCCCTTTTTGGTCCGTGATTAATTTTTCTTTGGGCCGGGGAGCTTCTTCAGGGTGTCTATGAGCTTCTTCCTCATTGTTGTCACAAAGGAATCTAGCTCAGTATGCCCCAAATTTATGTCCCCATTCCCAATAGCAGTGACAACTTCTGGAGGAATAACATATTCCCCGCCAGCAGCAACAATCGGCACCTGATTTTCGTTGCCCCTGCCACCACGAGCCCGCGCCTGCGGAGAGTTGCCAAACTCCCTCAATGCAGCGTCCAAGACCCTAAATCCTGCCATGGTGTTGCCTTCACCCATGGAAGACACGATGTCAGCCGGGATCACATACGAGCCAGAAGGAACGTGCATTGGCAAATGATCAGTTCTGCCCGCCACTGGACTATGGATTGGCCCAACATGTGATTGCGGCTGCGGCGAGTTTCCCATGGGAATTTGCCCACCATCCGCTCTCTTGGCGCGTGACACTTTCCGGGCCGTGTCCAAAGCTATCGCCACTGCCTGCTTCTGCGGGCGACCGCTATGCACTAGCTCACTGACGTTGGCGCTGATTGTCTTCTGTGAGGAACCCTTTTTCAACGGCATGGCGTCCTCATGTGCTTGGAGTATAGCCGACACAGAAGTTCATCCCCGCATCAGTCTTCAGTACCAAACCATTACTATATGGTAATTGCACAGTTTGGTAGGGCGTGAAGGATGAAGCATTCGATGGCAGCGATGCGTAGATTAGATTGGTAGCGGAAATACCAGCGACCGTAGCCGAATCGTAAATGTAAACTTGAGCTGATCCAGCATGAACGGGGATAGATACGCTGAACAGCCTACCCTTCCCGGCTACGACTAAAGTAGTGGTAGATGCGAGAATTGTTGAGCTAATAGTAGATGGATAGCTGTTAGTTGCAGCGTTATTTATCGCAGTTACGAGAAGCGCCAAGTTGGAGCAAATGCAGGGAAGATCGGCTTCAATCAGCTTGAGTGTCTGGTTCAAGCCATTGATTGCGACGACGCCATTCTTTTGCGTAGTGAGGATGTCTGAGAGGCTGGCGCTCATAAGAACTTCCCGTCTTGCTGAACGCGATAGCGGATGTTCCCAAGCCGCCACCAAGCGTTGATGTTCCCAACTGTGTCTTCAATCTTGATGGCAACAAGCCGCCCCCTAAATCTTGGAGTGAAGTAGGAGGATATGCTCGACATCGTGAAGGGACCGTATGAAGTCGCTGGCAAATAAACTTCAGGACCATTGGGATAGCTAGAGGCATAAAACGTAATGTTTACGTTGGCGCTTTGGGAGCCACCATAATATCCCCACTTCATATCTGGCCAAACTTGATCCACAAACATTAGGGAATCCCCTTCATTTAGAGCAAAGTAGCCCGTCTTGAAGGATGACAGCATGACAGAACCGTCCGCATTCGGCGATGTTTCATGCTGGAACAGGTACTGGTTCAGCCCCGCGCCAATAGGAGGCCCAAGAACGGATTCGTTGATCCAAGCGGAACGGGCCACATAAGGATTTGCAGCCGAATTTGACCCAAAGTCCCACTGATCGAGAACAAAGTTGTACTTCACATAACCATAGTTCTCCCCACCATTGCCAACGGTGGGGTAATACCATGTGATCTCACCAAATCGAGAGTTTGGCGCGACCCTGATCCTATCAAGATTGCTAGTGTCCAAATCTTGGAAAACGACATCCCAGACCGGGCATCGAATTGGCTCGACGCCATTCCCAGAAAGCCGATAGAACTGACTTGGCCCCATCCAATAGACAACGCCATTGACAGATGTAGCGGCTTTCCTGCCAATCAAGCCGCAACCAGTGCCAACTTCACTGAACTGATAGACGTAGGGAGGGCCAACGTACTGCATCGACCAGCAACCCAAGTCCGTCCAGATCAGGCCCTGTTGCGGACCCTGAATGCACTGGATGATGTATGATCCTTTGGGAATCCGATAAGACCCCGCCTGATTGGTGATCGTCGGAATCCAAGAATTGTAATCTTCAACATCACACCAACGGATTAACAATGGATCTTTGATGCCATTGAACGTGCTGCCCCAAGCCACAACTTGGCGCTGTGGCATGGCAACGAACATGCCTGCATTGACAGGCGGTGCCTCTGCAATGACGGAAGCAAGCGCATTGCCTGTGGTAGGGGACCATTCATATATCGGGCCGTTCAGTGGGCATGACAGGAAAACTTCACCCCAATTATCCAGCGTCCAATCGACAGCGTTGATCGGAGTACCGGTCGGGTATGTCGGTGTCGTGCCAGATATGGTGCCGCCATAGCCTGAAGTAGGGGTGCCAGTGCCGCCATATCCGCGAATGCCATACCCATACCCGCTAGACGGAGGAGTTTGACCCTTATGATAGACGAAATAAGCGTTTCCGCCGTTCTCATACGTTGAGGCGGTCGATGAGGCAGACGTTTTGGCCTGTATGACAAACTGCCGAGAAACCGGTTGGGCAGTCGTGCTATTGGCAGCAAGAATCTTCTGGGTGACTATGTAATTGCCAGAAAGCGTTATGCCGCCAACTGTGACAGCGACATCCGATAGAATGGGGAAAACATCGCCGACTTCATATCCGTGGTCATCCAACGTGACGAGAACATTGTTAGTGCTGGCCGTTGTAGTGAAGTAAGGGACGTGCGCGACATTGCTGACCGTAGCCGTCCCAGTAAGGGAAGCAGTCGTAGAACTGGCAAATGTGACGCTGCCCGCAGAGGAAGTCACAACTGTCCATGTGCCATTGTACCCCGTCGCAGCACCAGTCATGCCCGCTACGACAACCTCAGTTCCGGCTGGGAAGATATAAGAACCTTCATATTCAATCGTTGCAAGAGTGCCGGTCCCGGATGCAACTGTGACAGGTGCGGGCAAACGCGCCAGATCAGGATCACCAGCAGCATTGAGCGCATAAATGCTATAAGCATCGGGGTCATTGCCGGGATTGTAGCACTGGTATTGCCCGAATAGGACGATGCCACCAACGCTAATTTGTGTATGAATATCAACAGCATCGTTGCTTGTGATGCCACGAGCCGTGTCAGTGATTACAACCTGATTGCTCTCAAATGAGGTTGCTGGCCCATTGGGAGACACGATGCTGGCATCGTTAACAACGATGATCTTGGGTGTGATGTCGGACGGAGAACTGGGGCTTCCGGGCGTCACAACCGTAATGACCTGTAGGGCTTCACCGCCGCCAGAGGAAATGCCTTCAGCGCCCACCCCAAGATATGAGATGCTGTTACTGTCCTGCCATGCCCACAAAGCACGGACAATGGAACCCATCGTCGAGCTTACGAACTTGGTCCACCCACCCAGCTTCTGAACGATTCCGCCAAGCGTTCTATCAGGAATGAACCTGATAAGCTGGCTTTCGGAAATGGCAGCTTCATTGAGCGTAGGTGTCTTGTTTTGATCGACACCGGGGATGAGTTTGAGGGCGCTATGCGGCATGTCTTACCCCCGTGTCGGGGTGGCAGATGGGGATTGGGCCTGCGAAGACCAAGCCGAAGCCTCAAACTTCTTGCGGTTCTCTTCACTGAGAGCGCCCTTCAGAAGGGTCTGATACTGCGCCTCATAGGTTACTGCCATCTGAGGATCATCGCTGGCGCGTCCAAAGTTGCGCTGGTATGCGCTGATGAAGACCATAGACGCCATGACCATAAGGTCAGGGAGATTGAGGCTGATAAAGGTGGTTGTATTCGATGAAGATAGGCTGGCAGGGCGATAAGTGCCAACTAATTCAATGGTATAGCTCTGATCAGGATACGGGCCAACCAAGAAGGTGTAGTCATCAAACGGCACCCAATACTGAGGGAGACCGCGATTTGCCACCGATCCAGACCCGTACACAGCATCCAAAAATTCCTTTGTCGTCGGGAGCAAAGGAACGCGATCACATGCGTCTGGATTGGTGGATGTCTTGTTGCCAGTGATGCTCGTTGGGTCAACAGTTTGAGACACGTTCACAGTGTACGCGCCTATGCCGCCAGAACCGGTCCCTAAGACCGCAACAGTCGTTCCGGGCGTAATCCCCAAACCAGATATTACCATTCCAACTGAGATGGTCCCGGAAGTGATAGCCGTGACAGTCAGGGTCGTCCCAATGATGAATCCAGTAAATGCAGCAGTGATAGCAAGCACGTTGATCTGCTCTGGAACTACCAAAGTACCATAAGGGAACGTGTTGGCATTGACGTTAATAGACCGACTACCCGCCGTCATGCTGTATGACGTTGTTGCCCCAGATGTAAAAAGGAAGTCGAGATCGCGATACATCCGATTTTCGGAGTATGTGATCATCTGGGGCAAAATTGCCTGAAAAGCAGTGTCGTCAGAAGGAACAACAGCCATTGTTGCTATCAGATCGACATACTGCGAGTAGGTGAGGCCGGTAGTCATGTCGGAAACTCCAAGACGCTGCGACTATACCACCGCTGAATCATTTACGCCATACTGGTTGCATTTTCCTTAACCTCTGCAACTCGGCGGCTCCAGCCTTTGCCAAACGCGCCAAAGGTAGGGAGGCGCTGAAGGAACTCTAGCCGCATGTCACAGAGAGCATCGACCATCTGTTCTGGGTTGCAAGCAGCAATAGCCTCAAGAGATTTAGGGCCAATAGCCCCATCTGCCACCACACCGGCAATCTCTTGAAGGTACTTTGCAGCCCGGCCCACGCCAGAATTTACTGCCAAGTCATAGGCAGCATAATCCACTCCAGCCGGAAGCTGGTCGCCTTTGAGCTTGTCCCAATACATCGTCTTATAGAACGGTTTGATTTCATCCCGTGTCAGGCCGCGCATTTCCGTCTCAGTCACGCTGCGGTTGAGGTAGGATTCCCATGCCCGCTGCGTCACGCCCATGTTGGTGCGCCCGCCC